TCTGGGAAAAAGACGCTTTGCTTTCGATCAAGGCTTCTCTTCCTGTTAGCAAGTGGAATGCTCAGTGGCAGCAGCAACCGACGTCATCGGAGTCTGCGATTATTAAGCGCGAGTGGTGGAATGCTTGGGAGAAGGAGAAGATCCCTCCTTTGAGCTACATTGTGCAGGCGTATGACACGGCGTTCTCGAAGAAGCAGTCTGCTGACTACAGCGCGATCACGACTTGGGGGATATTCAAGCCCGAGGAGGGTGGTCCGGACCATGTTGTTTTGTTGGACGCTCGGCGCGGACGTTGGAATTTTCCTGAACTAAAGGAGATTGCCTATGAGGAGCACGAATATTGGGAGCCGGATATGGTGTTGGTCGAAGCGAAAGCGACGGGTACACCACTCATTGACGAGTTGCGGCTTCGTGGTATTCCTGCGCTAGGCTTCTCACCGGGCAAAGGGACTGATAAGGTCAGTCGTATGCATATGGTTGCTCCATTGTTCGAAGCTGGTATGGTGTGGGCACCGATGGACGAGAAGTTTGCTGATGAAGTCATTGAGGAAGTAGTTTCATTTCCTAATGGCGAAAACGATGACTTCTGTGATAGTATGACTTTAGCACTCATGCGTTTCCGTCAGGGAGGGTTCATCTCTCTGAAGGGCGAAGAGGAAGACGAACTAGAATGGCGTCCTAAGAAAAGGGAGTATTACTGATGGCAAAGAGACCTAAAAACCGTAAAGTGGATAGATCAATGCTCGATCAGGGTGGAGTAACCCCGCTTAGAGCGTTGACCGTTGCTTTGCTCAACCGCCGCGAAAATAAAAAAGACCGGAAGTACCAAGAGGAACTGAAAGAAATGGGTGCCACTGTAGACGGTGGCGGAAGAGCGAATGTGCCCCGCCCTAAAAATGCAAACTACTCGAGATTTAAAGACGGCGGTCAAGTAAAGGGCTCCAAGTTTAAAGGAACATTCTAATGGCTCTACCACCAAACATGGTCGCACCGGGGTTAAACCTAGACGACACCGCAGGCCTTCCGGATCTAGAGATGGAGATTTCTTCACCTGAGATGTTCGAGGGTGGAGCAGAAGTTATTGACGATGGTCAGGGCGGCGCGATTGTTCAGGCAATGAACATGGCGGCAGACATTCCTCAAGAGGAGATGATTCCGTTTGACGCTAACTTGGCTGAGTTTTTAGATGATTCCGTTCTTGGCGATTTGTCGTCTGAATTGCGCAGTATGTATGAAGAGGACCTTGAATCGCGGTCCGAGTGGGAGACATCATATGTTAATGGCTTGGACCTTCTTGGTATTAAGACTGAGGAGCGATCTACTCCGTTTGAGGGGGCGAGTGGTATTACGCACCCGTTGGTTGCGGAGAGTGTTACGCAGTTTCAGGCTCAAGCGTATAAGGAGCTTTTACCTTCCGGAGGTCCAGTTCGGACCTCGGTCCTTGGATTAAAGGATGCGCAGCGCGAGGCACAGGCTATTCGCGTTAAGGACTTTATGAACTATCAGATCACTGAGGTGATGGAAGAGTATGATCCGGACATGGATCAGATGCTGTATTATTTACCGTTGTCTGGTTCTACGTTTAAGAAGGTTTACTTTGATCCGACTCGTCAACGTGCGGTATCAAAGTTCATTCCTGCGCAAGACTTAGTTGTTCCTTACTCTGCTTCTGATTTGGCTACGGCCTCTCGTGTGACGCATGTTTTGCGCATGGACATGAACGAGGTTGCGAAGATGCAGTACGCTGGGGTTTACCGCGATGTAGACTTGAGCGCGTCGGACGACAGCGAAGAGGGTCCGGTACGTCAGAAGGTTAACGAGCTTGAGGGCTTGTCTAAGAACTACAGTGAGGATGTTCTGACGATCTTGGAGTGTCACGCTGCGTTAGACATCGAGGGGTTTGAGGACATTGATCCTATGACGGGTGAGCCTACGGGCATTAACCTGCCGTACATTGTCACGTTGGATCATTCTTCTGGTCAAGTTTTGTCGATTCGTCGGAACTATGACGAGCCGGATATACTGAAGCGCAAGCGTCAGTACTTTGTGCATTATAAGTTCACCCCTGGTTTGGGGTTTTATGGGTTTGGTTTGATTCACATGATTGGTGGGTTGGGCCGCGCGGCTACGAGTTTGCTGCGCCAGTTGATAGATGCTGGGACTCTGTCCAACCTTCCGGCTGGCTTTAAGGCCCGTGGAGTGCGTGTACGCAACGACGATGAGCCGTTGCAGCCTGGGGAGTGGAGGGACATTGATGCGCCCGGAGGGAGCATCCGAGACGCTATTGTGCCGTTGCCTTACAAGGAGCCGTCTGGAGCGTTGGCTTCTATGTTGGGTGGTTTAGTAAACGACGGTCGTAGGTTTGTCGCTTTAGCGGATCAACAGATGTCGGACATGGGTCAAGAGACTCCTGTCGGCACTACGGTTGCTATGTTGGAGCGCGGCATGAAGGTCATGTCTGCAATTCATAAACGGATGCACTACGCGCAGAAGACGGAGTTCCGTTTACTTGCGCGTATCTTCGCCGAAAACCTACCTCCGATGTACCCCTATGAGGTTGCGGGGGCCCCATCCCAGGTTAAGGCTGAAGACTTTGATGCTCGGGTAGATGTCCTCCCCGTCTCAGACCCGAACATCTTTTCGATGTCGCAGCGTGTTACACTTGCGCAAACACAGCTCCAACTGGCGCAGTCTAACCCGCAGATGCATAATCTGCATGCTGCGTATCGTCGGATGTATCAAGCATTAGAGGTGCAAAACATAGACGAGATACTGCCGCCGCAGCCACAACCACAGCCGCAGGATCCGGCGACGGAGAACGCGGGTATGATTGGTGGGAAGCCTGCGCAGGCGTTTCCGCAGCAGGATCACGACGCTCACATTCAGGCGCATATTTCGCTGCTTGAGTTGGATATTCTTCAGCAGACCCCCGCGGTCTTGGCGGCGTTGTTCAGCCATGTTCTTCAGCACGTCAACATGAAGGCTCGGACCATGGTGCAGGAAGAGATCCAGCAGATGCAGATGCAACAGCAGCAACAGACTCAGGATGGGATGGCTCAGTTCCAAGCGTTGGCTCAGACAGGCGCTATTCGTCCGGAGGTTGCGCAGCAGCAGATGCAACAGCTACAGATGCAGGGTCAAGCGCAGCAGATGCCGCCTGATCAAATTGAGGCTCGTGTTGCTCAGGTTGAGACTGAGTTGCTTGCCCAGATTATGCCTATGCTTACTTACAAAGGTGAGGGCGGGTCTAAGGACGATCCGTTGGTTACAATCCGTATGCAGGAGCTTGCTATCAAGCAGATGGAAGCAGAGCAGAAATCTCAGATGGACCAAGCTAAGTTGCAACTTGAGCAGATGAAGATGCAACAACAAGCTACGTCTGATTCGGCTAGGCTGGAGCTACAGGAGCAGATTGCAGACGACCGAAATGATGTAAACTTGGAGCGAATTGAAATGCAACGTCAAGCGATGGAGCAGAGAAATGCCGCTCAAAACAGGTAAGTCAAACGCTGTGATCAGCCAGAACATCAAGACCGAAATGGCTGCTGGAAAACCGCAAGAGCAGGCGGTCGCCATTGCGTTGAGCAAAGCGGGTAAAAGCAGATATGCGTCTGGCGGTATGGTTAACAAAAGGTTTAGTCCGATAGCCCGACCACAGAGGTTTACTGGGGAGTTCTAGTCCCATGATAGATCCTATCACAGCCGTTGGGCTTGCCACCTCTGCTTTTAATATTTTAAAGCAGGGCCTTAGCGCGGGCAAGGACATCCAAGAAATGTCGGGCACTTTAGCGAAGTGGGGCGCTGCGTTTTCTGATTTCCAGTACGCTGAAAATCAAGCTAAGAACCCTCCATGGTACAACTTCAAAGGTTCTGATGCTGAAAGTGCGATTGAAATATTTGCGCAGCGCAAGAAGATGGAGGCCATGCGCAAGGAGATCAAGGAATACATTTCGTGGAATTACGGCCCTTCCGCTTGGGATGAGGTCTTGGCTATTGAGGGTGAGATGCGCAGGCAGCGCAAACAAGACCTTTATCGTAAAGAAGAGTTCAAACGTGCGGTTATTGAGTGGACTTTAGGTATCATTATTGCCACTTCTGCTGCCGCTGCTGTAACTTTCATACTTTATCATTGGGGTAGATAT